CAGCTGTCGGCCTCCTACTTACTATTTTACTTCCACTACTACTATTAGCTGGAAATGTAATTGTAAATAATGCAGTACCGCTTATTTCACCATCTGCAAAAGCTTTACATGTAATGACAGATGCACTGTCATAATGCAAATTTATTCTTCGTACAATATTTGCTCTATCGTACTTACCACTAATATCTATGATACCAGTTTGATAACTACCCTTAATAGTTTCACTACTACTATTAACATGCATTTCTCTTATTTGTGTTACAAATGCCATTATGGACTCGGATTGTTATCGTAAACATCTACAGTAAATAAGTCTAAATCATCATTTACTGTAAAAAAGTTTGCTGTTCTAAAACTAGTATCATCAAAATTTAGCTTGGTCCACTCCTGATTTATTAAATCATACATAAAAATATTAGTATGGTCATTGCCCAGTGTGCAAATGAGCCTATCTCTTTTGATGTCATAAATTATTTTAGAGGATGATATGTTAGTTATCCCCTGGTATGTATCTTCTATAGATTTAGATATTGGGATAAATGTAAAGTCAGGCCTGATTTGATATATATTATCTTTAGAACAGAAAAATAAATTATCTTGTGCATTGACAATACTTTCAGATGCAACACAGCCAATACCAGTATTTACCTCTAAAAGAGTAAATAAAGATGGTTCACCTGAAGATACATCTAACCTGAAAATCCCTCGTGTCATAAATACAACCAGGTTGTTTAGTATTCTATTCATACCAATAATAGAACCACCTTGCTGGTCAAGTATTCTTATAAAATTTGTACTTGGTATAATATCAGGTTGTCCTGATTCGCTAAACATAACAAAATCAGGATGGTCTTCAGGGTTACCATTTGGGTCTAGTTTTACATTCCCGACAAAATGCATGTCCCCAATCATCTGACTATATTTATATCTTGTATCTACAGTAGCATCTGTACCTAAAAATGGTGCTAAAAAGCTATTAGGATATCCAATGTCATAAAAATGAGCAACTGTATGCGTACTATCTCGTGTGATAACATAATCTTTATAAAGGTCAACAGAATCACTATCACTATAAGCACTAATGTTATCTAGCCTTACTGCTTTACCTACAGATTCTAAAACAACTCTTTGGCCATCACTTGCATTTACAGCAATGTATCCATTAGCACCATTAATACCAAATCTGTCCGAATCAGGTATGTCATATATTAAGGCCTTGTCATGATAAACTGTATTTGATATATCAGCTGTTTTATTAGGCGTAATTTCTATTACCCCAAGATTAGTAACTACGACTCTAACAATTTTACTTGTTCTGTTAAAAAAATAATTAGGGTCTGGTGCTTGAGCAGTTACAGCAACTATACCTTTTTGTAAGAGTGATGTAAATGTTGAATCATTTCTTGGTGCATCGTTAGAGTCAGCTACCCAATCTGTTCCATTGGAACTAGTTAAGTTTACAGTAAATATTCTAGGGCTGTTGTTTAAAGAGTTTATTGCATCATCTGTGCCATCATCATTTTCGCCTAGAATACAATATAATAATTGTACAGCAGATTTAACACCGCTAGATGTATAATTTATTACATCAAGTACACCACCTGATGCTGTTAAAGAAGCATACTCATCTATAAAAGTATTACTAAATACATGACCATTACCCTCATACACTGTTTTGTTTTTAAATACAATATTGTCAGTATCGTTCTTAGTATTTATTGGGACCTCACCAACTTGATAATAATTATCATCGTTACCAGTCTCCCTATAAATTTTTACACTGGTAATCCTAGGATTAAAAGCATACGTTTTATTCGGTTCAGTACCGCTACCTGATTGATTAGGAAATCTTATAGAAATTTTATTACACTTATTTGCATCCCCAGTAGTGACAGTTCTAAATGTAGATGGCAATGGTAGTTCTTGAGAGCCGTCAAATATCGGACTTAGTTTATAGTTGTAAGTGTTATTTGCTAATGTTAATCCAGTATTAGCACCCAAGTTAACTGCTGTTAATAATTGAAAATCCATCTCAGCTGTTGTTGGGTGTACTGGAGTTGCATTTTGCACAACATATTCATTTACTGTATCATTACCTTCAAAAAACTTTCTACTTATATGTTGTAAAATTTTTGGTGGGTTTACTAGATTGTCTGTTGCTATCCTAAAATCTTGCCCATGGTCATTAAGGTCCGCAACATTAGTAGCTGTAACTGCACTACCTAAATCTGTAGGACTAGTAAAATTATTATTTAATCTTTTTATTTTATTGTTTGTAGCATCAAGCCCCACCCACACAGCTGGTATCTCAGCATTGTTTATATCGAGGTTTGATGGTGACCAGTATTGTAATTGAGATATTTGTATACCTGATAAATCAGTATGACTTCCTCTACCTTTTTGTTTTGTAAGTGTTCCTAAAGTATCAAGACTAAAATTTGTATTAACACGAGAAAATTCTAAACCAATATCAGAAGGGTCTGCGGCTGTAGCTACACCTTTAAATTCTTTAACCTCTATAATCATTAGTAGCTTCCAATACCTAGCCTATCAGCTACAAAACTCATACCCCCCTGGTCTTTATTAGCAACTACACTTCTAGCTTTCTCTCTATTTGTAATATATAAAGTGTAATGATTTTGATATTCCTTATTATTGCCAATATCTTGATGTATCATTGCTTTTGCATAATCAACTAGATAATGATGATATACGTCAGGGATTTGTGGTTCTGTATCTGAAAAATCAAACTGAACACCTTTTGTTCTTGCTAATCCACCAATACCGAGAACATTCCAAGTTTCAATAAACTGATTCCAATTTGTGCCGTAGCTACTAACATATTGGTCAGCTTCACCGCCACTAGCAAAAAAATCTTCATTATCATTTGTAAAACCATTAGTAATGTTTGATATCACAACATGACCTTCCAATGCATCCATATATTCTATACGCTGTACTGTAGCCGTAGTAGTAGTACTATTACTAGCGCCTACCCTAGATTTTATTACATCACCAACCCTAAAATATTCTGATACTACAGTATCAAACCTGAACCTTTTCATACCAGTTAAAGTTCTTAAGCTTTTAGGTACAGCTACATATGTAATGGTAAGTACACCACTTTTTGGCGGCCTAGGTATAAGATACAATCTATTATCTTCTATGTAATACTCACAT